TTGGCTCGAGCCAGCAACAGATGTCTGCTATGGGTAAAGAAGTTTATGGTGATGACTGGGTAGAAATCTTTTCTAAAGATTTTGAAGGCGCTGTTGCTAAGTATATTGAGCAACAGTCTCGTTTCATTCGTTCTCAATACATGGTTGATGGTTTAGCTCAACGTGGAATTATTGTTAAAGGTGTTGATGGGAAGCTCACTAGGAAAGCTGGTGAGCGGCTTGGTCAGGCAGAAACAGTAATTGGAAATAAGATTACTAAAGCTACTCAAAAACAAACTAGGTTGCGTGCAACTCAAGACAGGCTTACAAAAATATTAGCTCAGTTATCTAAAGATCCTACTGATCTTAATCCTGAAGCTGTTACTGCTCTTGGCGCTAGGGGAGTTGTTGGAATTAAAAATAAAGCTGATGCTATTGCTATTCAATTAAGTAAATTGGATGGCGAAATTGCGACGATGCGTGAAGCAGCAGACGCTATTTTATTTGGCAAAAATGTAAGGATTGAAGACATAAGTGAAGAAGCTTTAGCTTTGCTACGTAGAGAACTTGGTCCTGTAGATTCCAAAACAGGTAAGTTACGTAAAGGGCGTAAGCTTGAAGTTAAGCAAGATAGAACTGCTGAAGAAATAGAAACTCTTATTAAGTGGAAAGAAGAAGCTGCAGAAATACTTAATATTTATGCTAAGCAAATCGATGAGCTTGATAATTTAGAAAAAACTATTCAGAAGCTAATCACTGATAATGTTGACGATTTTTCAGGTATGACTATTTATTTAGAAAACCTTGCTGAAATAAATAAAAGTCTTGCAATTTTAAGGCAAGAGCACAAGTTGCTTACAAATAACTATGTAGCTAATTCTTTACAAGATGTTACTGTTACTGCATATAAAGAGATGAACGACTTTTTGAAAGAGGTTACTTTTCGTACGCTTTTTAGGTTTGATCGTAAAGGCAAATTAGTATTTAAGGGTTCTTCTAAAATTGATCCAAGATCTGTTTTGTATCCAACTATTAAGAGTCGAAATGATTTAGCACTTTCATCTTTTGGTAAAGAAGTAGACAGTTATTTTAAAAAAAGTCCTCAATGGTTAAAGTGGGAAAGGGACATTGCGGAACTCACTAGGCTTAAGAAGCTTTTAGCGACTGATGAAGGAATTACAGGTGTTCGTAACGGTACAGCTAGTGCTGACGCAGTAAAAGATCTTGATGCTATTGAAGAGCTTCTTGAAGAAACTCTTAAGAAAAATCTTCAAGAGCAACTTAGACGTGGCGTTAATGCTCCTGAACCTTATACTTCTGGTCGTCATCGATTTGATAAAGGTGTGTTCCCTCGTCAAGCTAGAGACATAGAAAACATAGAATTTGTAAAAAACATTGAAGCAAAGATTGTTGAAATCCAAAAGCTTAAAGATGATTTTGCTTCTAAAATGAGCAAGTTAGACGAACAGTTAGCAGCAAGAAGATCAAACATTTATGGCAAACAGTATCTTGATGACTACAGTCTTGCTGTAGAGAACAGTATTATAGTTGAACAACAAAAGTTGCTTGATGACTTGTACTTAGAAAGACAAGATCTTCTTTCTAGCGATATTACTGCCACTAGGATAGATGCAGCAGATTCTCAGTTAGCTGCTGTGAACGAATTGAAAAATGTTCGTTCTCAAGCAGCGTTGTCTGATGCTTACGGTGGAAAACTTAACGAGTACATGGTTTCGATGAGCGGGTTAGACAAACTTACTGGAGCAAGTGAACGCACTAGAAGATTGTTAAGTAACTACAGTCTTGTTGGTGGTGCTTCTGATGAGAGCGTAGAACTGTTTGCTGCTGCTGTTCAGGCTGCAGCAAAGACTCAAGACACTGTAGCTATGAGTAAGTTCATGAAACAGTACAGCAGCGTTTTGAACTGGTGGAAAGCTCAAGCTATTAGTACTCCAGGTTTCATTTTAAGAAACATGATGGGTGGCTTTTGGATGAACAACCAGCTTGCTGGTGTTCCTATGGGTATGCATCAAAGAGTGATGGGTATTCGTCGCGCAGCCGCTCAGGCTGCGAATGATGCTGGTAGACCTGGAGATATTTCTTATGGGATACAACTGTTAGCTAAAAATGGTAAGCCTGTCAAACTTAAAGGTAAGTTTGGTATGCCTCAAGCTCAAGCGAATGTACAAGTTGATGAGTTACTAGATTTTAATGACTGGTACAGAACTGGTGTTGCTAGTAGTGGTCAGGTTAGTCAGGAAGTTACGTCGGCGTTATCTTCTGCTGGTAATAACACTTGGAGGAATGCTTTAGCAGAAGGCAGTGTAAAGCCGTGGAGTGCGGATTTTAAACCTTTTGCTCTTGTTCGTCGCGCTAACCAGGACGCTGAGTTTATGATGAGGGGCGCTTTAGCACATCATATTAAAACTAGTGGTGGCGATGTTGGGGAAGCTTTTGCTGCTGTAAGGAAATATCATTTTGATTATTCTGATCTGACTAATGCAGAGAGAAAGATTAAGCAGGTTATTCCTTTCTATACGTGGCAGAAGAATGTTATTCCTGTGCTGGTTGAGTCTATTGGAAAGAACCCTACGGCTTGGGGTCGTCTTGCTCAAGTAAAGAAAGAACTAGAGTTGAACTCTCCTGCTGAGGGAATGGTTCCTAGTTTCTTTGCTGAGAATATGGGTATCCGTTTGCCGTTTAGTACTGGTGACGGTCAGGTTTATGCTATCCCAGATTTACCTTTTAGAGATTTAGCTAGGTGGAGTAAAGGTTTCCAGGATAGAAGTCTTACGGAAATGTCTCGACCTATTTTTGAATCGGCAGTTCCTTTTGTGAAACTGCCTGTCGAGTTGTGGGCTGGTAAACGTTCTTTCGCTGATATTCCTTTTTCTGGTAGGTATCAGCAGGTTCCTGCTTGGGGAAAGATTCCTGGTTTGATGGAAGCTTTGTCTCTTAAGGGTTGGGCTAAGAAGAACTCTAAGGGTGAGTGGAAGATAACTGATAGAGAGATTTATAAGGTTGAACAGTTCTTGCCTTGGTTCGGTAGGATCGCACGGCTTATCCCTAATGAGAAGGGTAAGCAAGAGAGGCTAGTGACGACGTGGGTTTCTACTGTGTTTGGTACGAACGTTAGAGCGAACACTGCTTCTTCTAAACGTAACGAAAAGATTTCAAGAGATATAGAAAGATCTCAGGAGCGTAAAGATCTAAAAGATTTAGAAAGACGCGTAAGGTAGGGGCTGTGAGTAAGACTGTTATATCTCGAGAAGGTTGGGGAGCTAGACCTCCTAAGCGACCGTTCACTAAGTTGAAAGCGTGGAGAGTTAAGGGCGTTGTGTTGCATCACAGCGGCATCAAGAATGGTCCTTCAGGTGTGACTGCTTTAAAAAGTTATGAGCGTTACCACATGGATACTAAGAACTGGAACGCGATAGCTTACAACTGGTTGGTTGATACTGACGGTGTTATCTATGCGGGAAGGGGTGCTGATGTCGTTTCTGGTGCTACTAAGGGTTGGAATAGTCGCAGTGAGTCGATTTGTTATACGGGTTGGGGAGCAGAAGTTGTCCCAGAGAAGGCTTTAGATTCTATTAAGTGGCTTATTGGTAACATTCAAAGCCGTTACAGCAGCAAGTTGTGGGTTAAAGGGCACAGAGATTTAGGTAATTCTACTTGCCCAGGCAACTGGTTGTATGACTGGTTGAGGGCTGGTATGCCTTTGCCTTTGGGTGACCCTAATCTTATCGAGTGGGATGGAATCAAAGCTCACTTAGATTCTTTGAAGCAGATTGTATCCCATAGTCCTCTTTCTTTGAGGAGAAGGAGCCGTGGGGAGGCTGTTAGAGCCGTTCAGGAGCGTTTAGTGGACTTAGGGTTCGAACCTGGTGGGGTAGACGGCATGTTTGGCCGTCGAACCCGCTCTGCTGTCCGTCAGTTCCAACAAAAATATTCTGCATTTCTTAAGGCTGACGGTGTAGTTGGTGTCAATACTTGGGATGTTCTGTTCGCATAGTGGGCCAAAAGGCCCACATATAGGAGGATACAAATGACTAAAGGAAAAGGTTACGGGTCTTACGCTGACACATTTGGCAGTAAAGACGAAGATCAGCCGTACGATTCATCGTCGGTTGATAACATGTACGATATGGGCAAGAAAGCTAAAACTGATGCTGCATATTTGCGTTCAACAGGGCTTGGTAATCAGAACCAAGGTGGAAGACCATTCGGTAAGTGAAGAAGCCAAAGGTATCTAAAAAAGTTAGACCACCTGTTAAGAAAGCTAAGAAACGTCCTGCTTATTAGAAAGATAATTGTATGACTGAAGGTTCCGCAGCTAAGAGTTTTGATTGGGCCGATTGGGTTGAGAGATCCGTTTGGACTGCGATCGAGGCAGGGTTAGCTGTAATGGTTGTTACTGATGTGTCATCTTTGAAAGCTGCAGGTGCTGCCGCTGCCGCGGCTGCTATTGCTGCTGTTAAATCATTAGCCAAAGCTAGGTTAGGTCGTTGATCTAGTGGAAGAGGACTTGGAAGAAGTTTGGGCAGATTTCATGGCTGTAGAAGGCTTGGAGATCGAAGACGAGATCGAACATTATTTAGTTCAATCTCGCGGGCTGCTGGATATGGTTGATGGCACTCATGCTCAATGGGTTAACGAAGACCTTGGTGTCTTGTTAATGTTTCAAGAACCAGAGCTATATCACATAGTCAATGCATGGGACGATGCTCAAGAAGGCAACCTTGTCGCTTTAGCTTCTCTCATGCATTGGTTAGAAGGATTCGCTGAGTTTTTAAGTCGGTGTATCACCACTAGAGATGATGTTTGAGTTAAGTAGATACTCTCTGACTGCAGGTTGTTCAAGCAGAAGACTCTTTATTTTTTCATGAAGCTGATCGCGTCGTCTAGCCAAACTTGTTTTAGGCACATGAATTATGAGTCCTAAGAATCTTAAAGAAAGTCCTACCTCGACGAACATTTGGTAAAGCCATTGTTCTTCTTCTGTTAGTTGAAAGAACACTTCTTGTACTGCAATTAATAGTTCGTCGTTTTTTTCTTCTAGCTCATTTTTAGATGTGACAGGTTCTTCGCCAGGTCTAGCCCACATCAATGCTTCGTATATGTTTTGGGGGGTAGGTCTTTTACCAACGTATCTTTGCTCACCTAAGTAGAAGTAGCTGTGTTCTAGGTAAGGACTTTGACGTTTGAGTGACGGGAATTTAAAATTTTCTAATTCAGAAAAAAATGCGTCTTCGTTTTCGTTGTTATGTTTCATTCCAAGGCAAAAGTTCTTCCCTTATGGATAGATACGTTTTGCCTTCATGAAATTTACCTACTGGCACTTCTTCAGTATTTATTAAGTGCATCAGATCTCGAAACTTTAGCTGGGCAAAATTTTGTAGTGTGGATGACCACACCCAGAGCCAGACATCCATCTCTGACCCATCCCACCATTGTAGCGCAGTAAGTTTATCTAATTTTAGTTTTAAAGGAGTTCTTCCCATGCCCATGACTTCAACTAGACGTGTTGGATCTACTTGCAAATAGTCTGGGGTGTGTCTGAAGGTGTAAGGAAGTTTGTGAACGTAGAACGGAGGGCGCTGAAGCCCGAAGCGCACAAAACCTGTGTTGTTCGCTTCGAAATGGCTTTCAGCTTCATCCCCCATGCTTTTGTAACGAGTTTCCATTGAACCTTCATGGAAAGCTCCACTCATTTTTTCTTACCTACAACACGGTAAACCTGTATGTCATCTTCATAAGCCACACCGTTTAAAGCGTCCTCTACTGCCTTCAAGTAGTTTGTTGTATCCCCTCTTAGCCCGTTCTTTGGTTCGTCGAGTTGAGAGATAGTTACTTGAGTTCGTTTCGCTGTGAACACACAGCTAACAGACACTGGACCTTCAAACTTAGGTCCTTTGTAGTACTCACGAATAAGTTTTTCGTGGTCCAACGTTGACTTAGGTGTGTAGGCGTAGCCTTTCCCAAACCGCGGTCTTCCTTTTACTTTAGGTTTACCTGGAATGGTGAACTTATAAGATCGTTTAGTCACGGTACCTCGTTGTAGTTGTAGCTTTGTTGATAATGTTCTCGAGTTGTTTCTCTCTGTCTATGCGACCAACAAACTTCTCGAGTCTTTCGTCTAGCTTACGTAACCATTCCAACGTCGCTGCTTCTGAGTAGTCTTGCCATAGCAGACTGCTCGCAAACATGTACATCGCTTCGGAACGATCAGGGAAACTTGTTTGATCCCAAATGGATCTAGCGTTTCCTTTGAATCCTTCGTCTGCTCTGTGTCCTGGTTTGTATTGAGGAGCTTTAGGTTCTGTTGCTTCGTAGAAACGAAGCAGGCCCCGTATCAAACCAGTAGCTGTTTTGTTTTCCCATGCTTCTTGAACAAAGGTATCTAAGTCCAGCATGTCTCCGTCTGGTGCGAAGACTTCATGTCTGCCTTTCTTCCTAGTGTTTGGATAAGGAAGTCTTAAGCAGTTCCCTAGTGCCCCTTCTTTCAGCATTGTTTGCTTGGGATACACTTCCTTGGTTGGAACATCCACAATTCTGCAGGCTCCTGTTAAGGCTTTGCGTGCTACCGTCGCGGCGATGGGTTCTTGTAGGTATACCCATACATGGTAGCCCTTGCTTTTGGATGTCTCTTTCCAGCTTTTAACTCCGCTTTTTTCTAGTAAAGCTACGAGGTTGTCTGCGTGGATAGAGGATTTCTCTCCTTCGTCAAGGTCTACAGCGCACCAGCTAACCATCCACACTCCGTTGCGAGACCAGAGGGGGTATACCCCTAAGGACGTTTTGCTTTCGAGGTGTGTTTTGATGTGGCTCAAATACTTTTGGCCTGAGGCTATGACAATTTCTTTGTCTTCCTCTAGCGGGTGAACCCAGTCAGTTACGTCTGCTAGGAACCCTCCGTAGTGAAGGGCAGCGAAGCGGTCTATTGTGCTTTGCTTTATCCCTTCCATTTGTCGTCTCCTGGTATGTCTGTTTCATAGTAGGTTCTGACAAAGCCACAGTTGGGGTCCATGAAATAGTCGATTGGTGGATCTGTTATTTCGCAGGGTGGTCTTTTGTTTTTGCATAGGTCAAGAGACACAGAAACGGAATGAATTTTTCTTTCAACTTCTGTTAGTTTCGGGTCGTCTCTGCGTCGAAACACGTTGAGTTGAAGGATTGCATATTCGTCTGCGTTGAACTTGCCGTCGTCCATTCCTCTGGATGTGCCTCTGGTTGAGGCTTTTCCTGATTGGTGGATCAGTCCGACTGGTAGGTTCTCTTGCTCAGCCCATTCTTTGAGCCCTTTGAGGACAGTGGATACTCCTTCGTATCCTGCTGCTCCTGGTAGTTGCTCAAGGAAATCGACCATAACGAATTTGGGTTTGTGTTGCCAGTAATCTTCGCACTCTCTCATTGCTTCTGACATGTCACGGAATGACAGAGCGTTGGGAAAGATTTTGATTCTGTCCAGGAAGCCGTGTTTGGCTTCTTGGATTTCGTTCATGACTGCTGAGTCTTGTTCTTTAAGTGCTTCTTCTACGTCAGCTAGGTTGCGTTGGTATAGAAGCGCATAGAGTTTCGCGACGACCAATACTTCTGGTTCGTCTGGTGTGTAGATCACACCGTAGAAGTCTGGGTCTTCGAGAAGGTTGCGTGCCATAGAGGATAGAAGCACAGCAGATTTTCCGCTGTGTGCTCTGCCCGTTACGACGAGTACGTCGCTAGGCCATACGCCTCGCATCCTTGTGTCGATTTCAGGTAACCCTAAGAAGAAGCAGTCGTGGCTTCCTTTAGCGTACTGAACCCATCTGTCTACAGCGTCTGCTGTTGGTTTAAAAAATTTGTACTGCGGCTCTCCCTCTGGGAGATCAATGCTCGCCATGCGAGCATCAATCTCCTCAGTGGTGAGGGCGACAGCTTCGGTAGCTTCGCCCACACCCATCACTTACCTTTGTATGCAAACTGCTGTAGTTCCCTACGGCGTTCAGTCCAGTCGAATTCAACTGCTTGTTGTTTGTTCTGGCCTGATGCTTGGTCCCATACACGGATAGGGATGTTGCTATCACCGTCGTTTATCCATATGCCTACGTCGCGTTGAGGTTGGAAACCTAAACGAATGAGGGCGTCTTTGGATACAGAGAAGTTAGGAAAGTTTTTGCCTGCTTTGGTTACGTCTGTAGTTCCGTCAGCTTTTTCTTTAACTTCATAAACTTTGAGTGGGTTGCCGTTGTCATCCCATTCTGGTGGTTGGAAAGCAAGTAGGTTCCAGGCTGCTTGGCGTGTGTCTGCGTCTCCGCCTACACAAAAATCAGTGCGCTTGTATGTGCGTCCTGACATTTTGGCTCCGCTTTGTGTTGGTACTCCTGCGGGAGCAGCTACGGATGCCGCCGTTGGACCTGCTTGGTCACTGGTAGGGGCTGCCTGAACGGGGCTGGCATTATTACTTCCAGCCCTGGAAACGCCGCTTTTGAGGCGACGCATCACAACTCCATCAGGAGTTAAGTCCCACTCCTGACCTGCTTGTTTCAGTACCTCTGATTTAACTTGCTCGAAGAGCGATGTTGCCTCAATGAGTATCCCTTCATCTCCCAATGACTCAGGAACTGTGCGCTCAATGGTGAGCGAGTAGTCCGCTGTTTCATATGCTGCTTCACTTACTTTCTGTGTGAAGCTGATTGTTATTTTTGCTGTATCTGTCATATTTTCCTTCTCCCTTACCAGGGATTATCCCCGAGGTGTTTCCCTCGACATTTGCCAGCTTGCCAGACTGGACACCATTGTGGGGAGCAGTGCCAACCGCTCCAATTCTGAGGCCATGTCTCATCCTTCGACATAATCGTAGGGACGAGTGACCAACACAATTCTAAGAATGCTTCTTTATGTTCGGGTGTTCTTTCGATCTCGATTACTTGGAGTTTCCCTGCGGACAGTACGCCTAGGTTGAATTGGTCTGCATCGAAGGCCCAAGTGTATGCGTGGGATTGGATGTCCCAGCGTTTCTTCTCCCAAGGCTGGTAGTGACGGCCTGGATTTTTCCAGTCCCATAGCACACCTGACTTGTCTATCCAGTCAACGGTTCCTGTCATCATCAGACGGATGTTGCCTCGCACGCCTATTTCTTTTGTGAATTGTTCTTCGACTGCTTTGGGGTCAAGGATTGGAAACAGTTCTTCGTGCCAGCACTCAAGGTTTTTGCGGCACACGTCTACTGTTGGTTCATATCCCTGCCTCCACACTTCAACATCAGAAGCGTAGGAGGCAAGGAAAGCATCGGATACATCCAACAACTCTTCCAGTTCAACACGTTCGCCTCGCTGTACGAGAGCTAACCCTGCGTACTCGATGGCTGCGTGGACTGCGTTGCCCCTCAGTAAATCTGAGGTTTCTCTCTGTGTCACTAGACCAAACCGTTCTTGCCTGGCTTGCTCGGGACATCTGAGAAAGGTGTTGATCCAACTCTGACGTAATTTTATTTCAATCATTTTTCTCCCTAGGAGATGGGCTACCCCGCAAAGGGAGAAGAACGAGGCAGCCCACCCAGATCCATCTTGTATCCAATTGGATCACACCCCCCCTAAAGGGGGTGTGATCCTAGCTTAGAGTGAAACTATTATCGAATGCAACTTGTCGTTGTCCTTTAGCTCTTCCATCTTGTCGAAAGGCAGAGCCACATTGTATACACGTTCGTCAGTTGCCTTCAACACCATGTCGCTTGCACGTTGACGCGACAACTCGAGAGAACGCGCAAGGCTTGATTGACTCATCCCTGACTGAACGGCGTCAAGCATAGCGTGACGACGCATGTAACTGCATGACTTCATGAACAATCTTAAACGTTTCTCGATCTCGTCAACGATCAGTAAGTAAGTCAACGGATCGCTGAGTTCTAAATTTTTAGCGTAGTCCTCTACTGTCTTGCAAAAAGTTTCTGATTCCAAACGTATGAATTCATGTAACGTCACCTTGTTCTTCAACTTTGTATCCACTAGCCATCCTCCCCTTCGGAGTCTTTCATTAAGGAAGAAGCACAATCTTCTGCTTCTTGTTTGTCTTTGAAAAATTCTTTGAACTTTCCATCTTGTAA